GGTCGGCGAGCAGGCCGCGCTTGAAAAGCTGGCGCAAACAGACCCCCAGCGTTTTGCCAAATTCATGGAGGTCGACACCCGCTTTCGGCAGGCGCAAGTCGAGCTTGGGCGCATCCGGCAGCAACAGGCCGAAGCCCACAGCCAGGCCTATGCCCAAAATTATCGCCGGTTCGCAGAGGAGCACGACAAAGCAGTTGAGCAGATCATCCCCGAGATGGCTCCGGGTGCTGATCCCCGCGCCCGCATGGCTCTCCAGCAGGGCGCAATGGACCTGTTGAAAGAGGCCGGTTACAGCAATGAAGAACTCCACCAAGCATGGACCGGCGGTGGCACGTTTTATTTGAGGGACGCGCGCGCGCAAAAGATAATTGCTGATGCGGTTCGCTATCGCTTGGGTCAGCAACGCATGAAGGAGGCGATTGCTCAGCCTCATCCGCCGGCTCAACGCCCCGGCGTTCGAATGCCGCAGAGCAGTTACGACGACCAAGTAATCCAGGGCCACAACAAGGCGCTCAGTTCCAGCGGCAATCTTCGTGATGCCGTTGCGCTGCGCCGCGCCCAATACGCTCAGAGAAGGAATGGTTAAATGACTGGAATTTTGGATGGGCTAAACCCGAACGCACCGCCCAAGCCGTTCCGGCCCTACGTGCGGGACATGAACGCGGAGAAACTACTCTATCTCGCCATCGAGCAATCAGCACAATGCCGCGAGAACGAGCGGCTGCGGGCGGAGGTTGGCGGTCATTTCGTGGGCGTGCTCGATGACGATCTGAAATGGGCCACCGACCGCGCGCTTGGCAAGAACTTCTCCGCCAGCACGGCGCGCCAATATAAGGATATTTTCCGGGCCTTTGCCGCTTTCTGTGACGAGCACAAATACCCGAGCTTGCCGACCACGCCAGAAATCCTCGCTTCATACATGCTGGAACAGGGGGCGGCCGGCATGAAGCCCGCCGCGCTGGACAGAATTGTTGCTGGTGTCAAATGGGCGCACCGGCTGGCCGACCTCGGCGGCAGGCAGGCTTTGCACCTGGCTTGCAACTTCGATGATCCGATTATTCCGGCCGTTCTCAGATTTGTTCGGCGGAATTGGGATGAAGAGCGCAAGCCGAAGAAATCAGACGCAGCAGAATAGCGAACCGGCCGTGAGGATTGCATCACCCCTCGCGACCGCAGGCGGGGGCCGTGTGTTTCGCGCAGGACCGCATGGTCTCCGCCGATAATTTCCTCGCCGCAGTGCCTTGCTCATGACTGCGGCCACCTTGGGCGGGGGTCGCTCATCAGGCTGATTCCCGCCCCTTTAATTATCGGAGACGACAAATGGCGAAGAACCAAACATCGGCAGATGCCGCTGTGCTCGAGGGCGACGATGTCCCCGTTGAGCCACCGCTTGCGAAGATACCGGTAAGCAGAAGCGAGTTGTACCACCGCCTCGATGAGCATCTGCGGCGCGAGGAAGGCTCGGCATTGCTTGCTGCCAGATATGCCGACCCCAATCCGTTCGTGGAACCCATATATGAAATCTTTGAGGCGCCGATGCGCGACAAGGGCGTAGTAAAGCTCATTGATATCGTGAAGCGTGCGAAAGACTTGGGACTTCTCGGCGAAACGGAAGCTCCCATTCCCAACTGGTAAAACGAAAGGAAACACCAATGGCAAACAAAGTTTCAAGCAACGGCAAAGACGATTTGGGAAATGCGTATAGCGATGGCCAAGGACGCGGCCAGATGGGTTACGGTGCACAAGACGCGGGCGGAGTGCACAAAAGACGTTCGGGCTTCGAGATTGGAAATGCCTATCGCGGCAACCAAGCCTCAGGCGTCCGTGGCTATGCTCGCGGTGCCACAAAGCTGAGCGAAGGCGGCGAGGGTCGTCTTGGCGGTGGTTCGTCAAAAGGCCAACCGGATTGGTAGGAGTTTTGCCATGAAAAAAGAAACGGGCAATCGCTCGAACACGAGTAATGCTTACAAGGATGGTCAAGCCGATGGCCAGATGGGTTTCGGCGCGCAAGACGCCGGCGGGCTGAGTGGCGAGCTAAAGCCGAAGTCGCAGCCAGCGAGTCCCCGCGCCTATAAGGGCCAGCAACCATCGGGCCAGAAGGGCTTCGGCAAATTGCCCACGAAGTGGTGGTGAAGCATGGCCGACGACGAGCACGACGAGGGCGAGGCGGCGTATCAGCAAAACTATCACGCCGCCATGCAGGAACTTATGGGCATTCGCGCCGCGCTTGCCCCGCATTGCAAGACGCAGGAAGAATTGCACGAGGCGATGCGCTTGGCGGTTAAGCAGATTGCCGATCCGGCAGGCTACGAGCAAGAGAAATCCTGGATCGACCAGGCGCACGCTCGCGCGCAGGCGGAGCTCGCCCGACGTGAGGGCGAACAGCAGCAAAAAATAGATAAGTTGCGCGCGGCCTATCACAACTTCGAACGGCTCCCACATTCGCACGAGAAGGTGAATTATCAGACCGCATTACGCAGCATGCTGGAACGCTATGGAGAACAACCATGAGCGAACCGTTTAAGAAGGGTAACCCCGGTGGCCCGGGACGCGCAGTCGGGTCAAGGAACAAACTGCAATACAAGTTCCTAACCGCGTTGCAGGCAGACTTCGAGGTGAACGGCGAAGCGGTAATACGCATCTGCCGTATCGAAGAGCCCATCAAATATTTGCAGCTTGTTGCCGGCCTGATGCCGAAAGAGCTGCTTATTTCGGACAATGCTCTCGAAGGAATGTCCGATGAGCAACTGCTTGAGGTCATTGCTGCCATCCGCAAGGCCAAGGCTGAGAAACTTGCGGCCATGTCAGAGGCGCCAGAACCAGAAGCCACCAAGCACTGATGCTGCCCGCAGATGACGACTTAGAGCAGGCCGAGAGGCGGCTCGAAGGAGAACTGGACCGGCGCCAGCGTGAAGATAGGCTGAAATACTATCAGCCTTACCCCAAGCAGGCTCAATTCCATGAGGCGGGCGCCAAGGTTCGAGAGCGCTTGCTGATGGCCGGCAATCAGCTTGGCAAGACGCTGGCCGGCGGCTTCGAGGTCGCCATGCATGCAACCGGACGCTATCCCGATTGGTGGAAAGGCAAGCGATTTGATCGCCCAATAGTCGCGTGGGCTGCCGGCACCACCGGCGAGACTGTGCGCGATACCGTCCAGCGTGTTCTCATTGGGCGCCCCGACCAGAAGGGGACCGGCGCTATTCCCAAGGATGCAATCAAGGAACTGATACCTGCGCGCGGGGTTGCCGATCTCGTCGACACCATTCGCGTGTGGCATGTCTCAGGGAAATGGTCCACGATTGGGCTCAAGACATACCTTAGCGGTAGAGAGAAATTCCAAGGCGAGACGCTGGACTTTGTTTGGTTCGATGAAGAACCGCCGGCCGATATTTACACGGAAGGATTGACCAGAACCAATATCGGACAGAATCCGGTCTGGATGACGTTCACGCCATTGCTCGGTGTGTCTGAGGTTGTGCGGCGTTTTTTGCTCGAGCAATCGCCCGACCGTCACATTACGACCATGACGATTGATGATGTGGCGCATTACAGTGCTGAGGAGAAGGCGCGCATTATTGCCAGCTATGCGCGCATGAGCGGGAAGCCAGAACGAAGGGCGTTCCGACATTGGGCTCTGGCCGCATTTTCCCAGTTCCAGAAGACGCCATCTGCATCAAGCAGCGAGATTTTCCACCGCACTGGCCGAGGATCGGCGGACTCGACTTTGGCTGGGATCACCCGTTCGCCGCTGTCGAGCTCATGTGGGACCGCGACACTGATTGCCTCTACGTCAGCAGATGCTATCGGGCGAGCCAGATGACGCCGATCATGCACGCAGCAGCTCTGCGGCCTTGGGGAAAGGATATGCGGTGGGCTTGGCCGCGAGATGGTCGACGCGAGACGCTGGAAGGCGCCGGCATTCCACTTGCTCAACAGTATCGGGCACAAGGGCTCGATCTGCTGCCTCAGCACGCTCAGTTTGAGGACGGCAGCGTGAGTGTCGAGGCTGGATTAATGGACATGCTCGGCCGAATGCAGACCGGGCGCTTCAAGGTATTTTCGCATCTGAATGACTGGTGGGACGAGTGGCGGTTATTCCATCGCAAGGATGGGAAGGTCGTGAAGGAAGGTGACGACCTGATGGCCGCCACTCGCTATGCGGTCATGATGCTGCGCTATGCCAGAACGGCGAAATCAGCAGCCGATTTCCGGCGCAAGTTAGAATATCCGACAAACCTTGCACCGGCATGACGATGTCCGCAGCTGGCGGAAGCTGACATAGGCCTAGAAAGGGCGGATTCGGGTTTTGACCCACAAGAGACATAAGCCGGATCGAATTCCCGCAGTGCAGCACGTCCGGGTGTGATATCCTTCCCTCCGTTGCATGACACCCTTGGAGGGTTGCATGGCAATCCACATCCGACGCCGGGAATTGATCGTCGCGCTTGGCAGCGTGGCAGCATGGCCGCTTGCGGCGCGCGCGCAGCAGGCCGAGCAGATGCGGTCGCGTTGGCGTGCTCATGAACTGGGCTGCGGACGATAATCCAGAAGGTCGAGCCCGCCTCGCAGCGTTCCAGCAAGCCCTGCAACAATTGGGCTGGAG